AACAGGAAGCATATCTTCTTGATTATATATGTCTCCATTATATTCACAAGTTAACTCATCAACAGTACTGCAAGCAGAGTTAATAAGTATGTGTGCTGTATACCTCACTGTAATTATAGAGGTATCACCTGGATAACAATTAGAATATCCAGTAGTAGTAACAGCAGCACGAGTCTCTGAATTAACATAAGACTCACACTGTGGTATTGTATCACTGCATGATACTAAACACGCAGCAAGGACAAACAATACAACTAGTATTGCAAAGTCCTTGAGTGTGTAGTTACTATTCATTATCTGTATAGTGTTTGTAATCAAAGTTATACAGTTTAGATTGATACATGTTAGCTCTTTTAATACAGCCTACAGCTAGTAGTACAAATAGTGCAGTAATCCAGCCGTATAATACTGAACTCATTCCAATTGCTAATATTGCAAATGCACCCATTCCAATTATTAATATGAATGCAAATAGTTGGTAGCAGAAGTTAAGTCTGCGTAGTTTTAAGTATGACATAATGTAAGTGTTAAAAGGTTAATGTGTTATATAATGTAATAGGAATAAACCTATTGAGTTAGTGAAAGGGGAAAAATGTGGTGAATGTGATGTAGTTACCACACTCACCGTGTGTTGTTACAATGAGACAACAATCAAAAAAGAAAGAGCCATAAGGCTCTTACTTTACTACAACATAACGAAATCAGTTACATCAGTATAGTTGTTGATAGTAGCGATTGCTTGTCCATCATCGCAGATGATGACATTGTAATCGAAGAGGTTGCTATTCCCTTGGGAATTGCCACCGACAGGGAATGTAGCGGTGCTTTTGTCAGCTCTTTGAGCTATGACAAAATCGCCGTTAGGACCTGCCTTTATCTTGGCAGATACAAAACCATTCTCTTTCAGGTAATCACTAAATTTATTCATAATACACAATTTATTTAAGTTATAGAGGCAGGGGTATCCTAACTCCGAGACATAGTGTGGGTCTTTGCAATAGTTGGTTCACGCTCTCAGAAATTTTCCAGATAAAAATTTTTTTGGTAGGTTTTAACCTAGTGATAAGCTATCTTTGCATTCTTAAAATTTAGAAGATATGTACAACGACACAAAATATAATGCAGAAGTAGAGGCTGCAAAAGAGAAAAAATGCCAATGCGGAAAGAACTTACTAGCTTGTGAATGCAAGTCAAAAGACGAAGCTTTCTTTGATGCTTGGACTAAAAGTTTAGAAGAAATGGAGCAGCCAAAAGCTTGTTCTGTTAACAACCCAGATTGTGAAAACTGCGGAAGTTAGAAAAATTATGTATCTTTGCATAATTAGAAGCACACGTTACAGTGTATCACCCCTGAGGGCCGAGAGGTAAGTAGGGGGTCAGACGTTGGATTGTAGACCTTAAATAAAGGTTAGAGTTTTCTCCAATAGCTTCGGAAAGAGAGGATATAGCCCCTAGGTTGGATACATGTCACATAAGTAGGTGTGGTGAATTAACACTGATTTTAGTATCCATGGGTCTCCGGTAGTGCCGGAAGAACTACTAGCATGGTAAAATTCCAATTGAAATAGATGCCCCAAGGGGGAAACTGTATCTATTTTAAAAATAATTATTGACATCCTTGCATTTATAAATAATTTTGTTATAACTTTGTAGCATTAACCAAATTATAGAAAAATGGCAAAAGAATTAACCTTCAAGCCGTTTGGAGCCTGGGTAATAGTACCTAGACCAGACGCAAAAAAGACAGAATCCGGAATCATCCTTGATGACGCGACTGCAAAAGCATTACAAACGAACATAGTAGAAGTATTGGCGGTAGGCCCGCAGGTTACGCAAACTGAGGTAGGAGATACTATCATGGTAGACCCTAACACAGAGGCTATGCTTATTCATATAGAAGATAGACCTTACTTGTTTGTAAACGAGTTTCAGATCTTAGGTAAATTCTAATGAAGATTCCAGGTACTGTAACCATAGATTTAAAAGACTACTTAGATTTGATAGAATACAATCAAAACGTTAGTGCGCTTAAAGACAATACGTCTAGAGCGGCTAAGGAGATGTCTGTATTTTTATCTTTTCTGTGTACCAGGTCTGATATAACTCAGTATGTAGAAGAATTTAATAGGCAGGCTACCACAGCTAAGATTACTATAGATAATGGTAGAGCTACAATAGAATTTAAAGATGATACGAACAAAGTTTCAGACGGAAAGCTTTGATGAGCTTTTTGAATTATATGATGAATTTGAAAGCAAACTAACTATGTGGTCAGAAAAAAATATTGATGCTACCTGGGATATACAAATCCTTATAGGAGATCATGAGTATATAATAATAGTAACAGTAACAGACGATGCAGACGAAAAAACCAAATAAAAAAAGAATATATATAGATGGGGGATCAATGAAAGTTGATTACCGCGTATATGATTTATTAAAAGAACAAACTCTTAAGATACAACAGTATGAAGCAATACTTGCTGCTTATCTAAAAGAAAAAGAAGAAAAAGATGGAGAAGAGCATAACGATTAATGTAAGTTCGACGTACAAATTTTTACAAGTTTGGAATGGTATCTTTAACTTGACTAGTATGGAATTAAAAGTTCTAGCAGCTTTAATAGATTGCTCTGCAAGCATAGGAGCCGCAAATTTATGCAGTCCTGCTGCAAAGAAGGCAGCTGCAAAGATGTTAGACATTAAAGATTACAATACTTTAAATAACTACGTTAAAAAGTTTAAGGATAAAAAAGCTATTAGGAAAGATGGTAGAAACTATCTACTTAGTAAGCTTTTAGATTTAGGTACAAAAAGTGTAAAGATTAATATTAACTGGACAGATGAGCGATAAGAAGACTCCCAGTATTTGGGAAATGACAAAAAGTTTTACTAGAGATCTAAGTAAGTGGGTAGCAGAAGGAGCACCAAATGTTTCTCAGGATGATTACAAACAAAGATTATCTGATTGTAACTCGTGTGAGCATTTGATTAGAGATAAAATGAGATGTGGTAAATGTGGATGCCTAGTTGAGCATAAAGCAAAATGGAAAACTACTAAATGCCCAATAGATGTATGGAAACCGCAAATAATAAAAGATGACCAAGTCAAAGAAGGAGATAATACAAACCCTAGCAACGAAATATAATTTACCTTTACAGAAAGTAGAAGATATTGTTAACATGCAATTTAAGTATGTTTCTAAAATAATGGGGGTTGGAGATTTTGACTCTGTAAGACTACCATATTTTGGTAAGTTCTCTTCTAAAAAAGAAAGAAGAGATATAATAACAAAAAAGAAGAATGAATCTGATAGAAATAGTAAATAACGTAGCAATACCATCACCTTATACTCTTACTATATTAGAGTTTAAGGAGTTAGATACAAAAGAGCTAGCATATGTATTTTTTATGTGTGATCATACATCACCATTTGCTGTATATGGTGTTGAGCAGAGGCATGAAGAAGTTAAACTAAGTATATATGGTAAAAGTAAGTGGACCGCTTCGTCTAAAGTAAATGCAGCTTGCGATAAGTATAGAAAGTTAAAAGAAACGTCTGCAGTAAAGTTATTAAAAGCAGCAAGACACTCTATAGTTAAATTAGAAAGATATTTTGACACTGTAGATTTAACATTATTAGATGATAACGGTAAACCTATTTATCATGCAAAAGATTTAGTTGCAAACCTATCTAAGATGGGAGATGTAGTAGATGGTTTAATAAAACTAGAGGATCAGGTCAAAAAACAAGAGCAAGTTAACACAAATGCACGTGGAGGAGTTGTAGTTAACAAATATAGTTCGTAAATTAGGAGCATGGATTTTTTAGAAGATTTAGAAGCATACAATAGCTCAATGGAGAACGCCTATAACTTTGTAACTAAGAAGATAACTCTTGATGATATATTTGAAGCCGCAGAAAGTGAAGGAGAAAGGATGGAATTTTATTTACCATTTGACCCTATAGAAGGAGACGGCAGAGATGAAGCTACGTTAGAATTATTAATATCACATTTTATAGAAATAGAAGAATACGAGAAATGTCAGGAGTTAGTGAACATAAAGAAGAAATTTTTAGAGGCACCAAAGGATTAGCTCCTGCGGCTGCGTTATATTTAGAGAACGGTTATTACACAAATGCTTTACCTGGTACAAAATCGTATTATGACTACTGGGATGAAGAAAGAAAGCGTTGTGTATACGGATTTACTTATAATGATATTACAGTAACAGGTAATCATTACTTTTATCTTAACTATTGCCCTATTGACAGGTCTGTTGATGAGGAATTACCAGATGGTACTATTATAGCTCGTAGAGAGCGTACATTTCCTGCGTTTTATGACGGAGATTGGAAATACTTTACTGCAATTGATAATTGTAGGAAAACAAACAAGCATATGACTGTGCTTAAATCACGTCGTAAAGGATATTCTTATAAAGCTGCGGCAATGCTTGCTAGAAACTACTTTCACATACGTAATAGTAAGAACTATGTATTTGCAGGACAAAAAGAATACTTAATTGGTGATGGTTTACTATCTAAGGCTTGGGAGATCCTTTCTTTTGTGGATGATAATACAGCATGGACACAACCTAGACTTACAGACAGAGAAATGAATAAAATGTCTGGATATAAGAAGAATGTGAACGGAGCGCTAGTACAATTAGGAATGAAATCCCAGATAATGGGAGTATCACTAAAAGATGACCCAGATAAAGTAAGGGGTAAGGCAGGAGAACTTATATTCTTTGAAGAAGCAGGTTCATTCCCAGGATTATTAAAAGCATGGGAAGTTGCAATGCCTACAATGCGTCAAGGTAATAAAACATTAGGAACAATGGTAGCTTTTGGTACAGGTGGTACAAAAGGTGCAGATTTCTCAGGTATGGAAGAGTTATTTTACAATCCAGACGCATATGATTGTTTATCTTTTGAGAATGTATGGGATGATGGAGCTAGAGGTACAACATGTGGACATTTTGTTCCTATATACGAAAACTTAGAAGGATTTATAGACGAAGATGGTAACTCTGACGCACAACTAGCTATAGAGTTTGAACAAGGTAACAGAAATAAAAAGAAAGGTACTAATGACCCAAAAGCATTTGATCAATATATAGCTGAACACCCAATGTGTCCTGCTGAAGCTACATTACAAGTGTCAGGTAACTTATTTGACATAGGATCACTACAAGAACAGTATAATAAGGTAAAAGCTAACAAGTTACATACTATTGGAACTGCAGGCAGACTATATTATGGGAAAAATAATGATATAAAGTTTGAACCAGATGGAGATGCTAGACCTATTCTACGTTATCCTCATCGTAAGGAAGATAATCTTGCAGGAGCCATTGTTCTTTATGAAGGCCCTTACAAAAACCGGGAGGGACAAACTCCGCATAACCTATATGTAATTTGCCATGACCCGTATGGACAAAACCAATCAGCAGACTCCAGCTCTTTGGGTGCTGCGTATGTGATAAAGAGAGTAAATAATATATCAAAGCCTGATGATTTAATTGTTGCTAGTTATGTAGGTAGACCACACACTCAAGACGAATATAACAAAAATCTATTTATGTTAGCTGATTATTTTAATGCTAAGATAGGATTTGAGAATGATAGGGGTGCTGTAATACAATATGCAAAGCAGCATAGGAAGTTACATAAGCTTCAAGAAGAATTTGAGATGTTAGATAAGAAAGACTTAAGATCTAAGACTGTGAAACGTCAATATGGTATGCATACTACAGAAGCTAGGAAGAGGCAAGGGGAATTATACATACGAGATTGGTTAAATGCAGTAAGATCTGTAGAAGAAGATGGAAAAACTATACTAAATCTACATAAAATTTACGATCTTGCGCTTTTGCAAGAACTTATAAAATTTAATACTAAAGGTAACTTTGACCGGGTTATGGCATTGATGATTGGTATGTATCATACTAGAGAATTATACAATGCAGAGGTTAAAGAAATACTAGAAGATAATGCAAGTAATGATTGGTTTAATCAGAATTATCACTAGTGTTATATATATAAAGAAAGCTTAAAAATTTAAACACGTAGTAAAAACGTGTAAAGAAAACACTAATTTTGCAACATATGTATCTAGGGGGAGACAAAATACCGCAGCAAAAGCTGCCTTTATCAAAGAAAAATAAAAAGTGGAGAGAAAGCTGCTTAGAAGCTTTTATCGACTTATCTAATCAAGGAGTCAATCAGAGAAAGGATGACCTTAAAAGATTATATGACTATTATAACGGTGTAATTTTAGAGGATGACTATCGTTACGTGACTCACCCGTATGGGAAGAGTCGTAATAATTTCCCCTCTAAAATGCGTAACTATCCTATTATCAAGCCTATAATTGATCTTCTTTTAGGTGAAAAGTCAAAACGTCCTCTGAATTACACCGTTACAGTACAAAATGGAGACGCTGTAAGTGAAAAAGAAAAAGCTAAACAGCAAGTTATATTCCAAAACCTTCAACAAAGGTTTATACAAATGATGGCTAAAACAAATCCAGAGCTTGTAGAAAATATAGAAACTCCAGAGGATATTCCATTACCAAAAGACGTAGCAGCACAGTTTGATAATAGTTATGTAGATAACAGAGCTATTAAAGGACAGCATGCTTTAACTTATATAATGCAATCTGAAGAGGTGTATGAAAAATTACAAAAAGGTTGGTTTCATTTTTTAATATCTGGAGAAGTATATACTCACAGAGGAGTTAGAAGTAAAGAACCTTTTTATGAGATACTTAATCCTATTGATGTAGATTACGACAAAGATCCAGACATTGAGTTTGTAGAAGATGGTGATTGGGCTTTAGTTAGAAAATATGTACATGCTTCTACAGTTGTAGATCATTTTTATGATTTCTTAAATGACGAAGAGGTACTATCTTTAGAAGAACCTAGACACTCTGACCCAGAATCTTATCTATTATACAGACAAGCTAGATCAGGGGCAGATTCAAATGTTCAAAGAAACAGACTTATTGAAGTATGTACTGTATATTGGAAATCTAGAAAAAGAATTGGCTTTTTAGAATACATGGACCAAGAAACTGGTGCTATGGAGGAAATGGAAGTTAATGAAGGATTTAAAATGCCTGCAGAATTAAAAGAACTAGGCGCTAAGGTTACATACCTTTGGGTAAATGAAGTATGGGAAGGTACTAGAATTGATGGTAGATTATATGTCAACATTAATCCTGTAGCTAATCAAAGGCTATCATTAGATAACCCATCTGCTTGTAAACTTCCTATTAATGGTAGAAAATATTCAGATATAAACTCTGATAACATATCTTTAGTATCATTAGGGATACCTTATCAGTTAAATTACAATATTTACAAGTATAGATTAGAATTAGCTATTGCTAGATCAAAAGATATTATTGCACAGTTTGATATTAACATGATTCCAAAGAAATGGGACATGGACAAGTTTATGTATTACGTTGAAGGTACGGGTATTGCTTGGGTGGATTACAACAAAGAAGGAATACAATTGAACCCACAGCATCAATCCGTACTGGATATGTCTATTAAGACTATTGGACAGTATATACAATTACTAGAGTCAATACTAAACGAATGGGAAAAACTTTCAGGAGTTAGTAGACAAAGACAAGGTACAATTGGGGCATACGAAGGTAAAGCTAGTTCACAACAAGCTATTGTACAGTCTTCACATATCACAGAAGATTTATTTAGAAAGTTTGCAAGATTAGAACAAAGAGACTTACAAGCAATGTTAGATTACTCTAAAGAAGCTTGGCTTACTGGTAAAAAAGGAATGTTTGTAATGCCAGATGGTACTACAGATTTTTTAGACCTTGATACTTTACAACATATGGAATCTGAATACGGAATATTTGTGTCAGACTCTGGTAAAGATCAACAAAGGTTAGATCAAATAAAAGGTCTTACACAAGCAATGGTTCAAAATGGAACTAAGGCTTCTACAGTAGCTGACATGATGGATGCGGAAAGTTTCCCTCAAATTAAAGCTAAATTAAAAGCAGCAGAGAAAGCGGCTGAAGAATTAGAAGCAGCTCAACAGCAAGCACAACAACAAGCTCAGCAACAACAGATGCAAATGGAGCAAAATAAATTAGAGCAGACAAAAATTGAATCTGAGAAAGATAGACAGAAAGATATTGAGATTGCTTTAATAAATGCTGAAGCTAAGCAGAATCCAGAACTAGATGGATTTAATATGCAGAAACTTATGCAAGACTTTGAATTAAGACAGCAAGAGTTATCTATTAAAGAAAAAGAAATAATGGATAAGTCACAAATAGCACAAGATAAAAATAACATAGCAAGAGAGGGACAAAATGCTAAACAATCAGACTCGTAGGCAAATACTAAGCGAAGCTAGACAAACTGGTTTCCAAGGTAGTGTATTAGACTTGTTTCAATTAGCGGAACAAGGAGCTGATGTATCCGGTATGTTACAAACTGAGGCGCAAGCTAGACAGCAACAGCAACAAATGCAAGTTGCACAAACAGCTAAAGAGCAAGAGGTAGGACTAAGAGAAGAACACGCGCGCGGGAACACTGATGCATCTATGGCATTTCCTGATGTAGCTCCTAACCAAGCATTTAATACAGAAGGCATGAAAGTGCCTATCAATATATCAAAGGTAGATGAACAAGGACATCTAGTTCAGTCTTTTAATAACGTACCACCTGGTATTAAGAATTTACCTACAGGACCAAAGCGGGGTACAGTTATAGAAACGCCTGCTTATAAAAATGGTGGATATAAAGGATACAAGCAAAAGTATCAGAATGCAGGGTTTAAACCTTTATTTCCTGGAGCTGGTAATCTTGATGTAAGAGGTTTAATGAATCAAACGTTAAACAATCAAAATACTTCTTTAGATACGAACCCAGCGGCTGCTGTACAGCAAAACAATGCAGTTACTGAAAATCTTAATACTGAGAATAAAGAGCTTTATAATAAAACAATATCTAATATAGATACTAAAAAGGCAAATAACGAACAGTTAAATGCTTCTGAAATGGCAGTTATTCAGGCTGGCCCAAATGCACAATTTGATACTAAGAATACAATACAAAAAGTAACAGATATGCAAACTGCATCTCTTCCTGAAAATCAAGGCAAGTTTAAAGATGTAGTAATGGAGAATATGAAAGCTTTACAGGCTAACTCTTTTTTAACTAGTCAAATAGCTTCAGGATATGGTAAAGGTTATGTAAATCAAGCACTTGAAGATCCAGCCACCTTTGAAGAAAATTATGATAATCTTCTTAGGGGTACAGGACAAAAAACAATGCAAAAAATTGCTTTAGCTTCTGCTGGAGTTGGTGCTGGAATGTCATCAGCTAATAATTTTTTTACAAGAGCTTTATCTTATCCAACATCAAAAGTTTCACAAGGTATTCAAAAGATGATAACTAATCCACTTAGTAAAAAAACTTTAGGGACAGCATTAGGCACTATGTATAATATGGGGTATGTTACAGGTGTGCCTGAGTTGCTTGGAAAAACTGCTGAAGCTGTAGTTGGCGGGGTGGCAGGAGAGAAGTCAAAATTAGATACAGCTTTAACAGTTGGAAAAAATGCTTTAAATTATATTCCTTCTGTTAGAGGTTTTAATAAACTAGGACCTGGCATAGTAAACAACTTTGGTAAAATTAAAACAATAGCAAAAGCTGGTCTTGATGTTTATAAAGGTAATAATGCAGATGCTGCATTACGACTGACAGAACTTGTTGGGGGAGGAAATAGTAAATATTTTAAAAAATATGCAAGAAAATTATTACCTAAAGAGTTTAAGAATAAAATAACAACAGATGTAGGTAATGTACTAGTACCTCCTGCAGTTGGGGGACAGTTTCAGAATGATTTTAACTTAAGAGACGCATTAAAGACGGGACCTGCAATTAATAATATACAAGATAGTACTAGGAGATAATGCTACAAGTGATATATAATAAAGACATAACTAAAAACCATATTGCATGTGTAATAGCTTGCAATTTTAATTATTTTTGTAAAAACTAAATTTATATAGATATGACACCAGATGAAGAAGGCATTGGATTAGACGATATTTCGTTTGACGATGTACTAGACGGAGGATCTGCAGAAGTCCCAAGTGACTTAGCAATAGATGCTCCAGAAGCAGAAGCTGATGAGCTTGATGCGGATGCAGAAGAATTACAAGAAGAAGAATCTAACGAAGAGGAAGAGTTTGAAGAAGACGAAGACTTAGAGGAGGATGAAGAAGAAGATGAAGAAGATGATGATGAGGAAGTAGAAGATAAAGGTTCTACTGTAGTATCAGAGATTCTAGAAAAACTAGGATACGACACTGAAGAAGAGTACGATGATACAACAGAAGGACTATTAGCTATGACTCAAGACGTAGGAAAACAAATGGCAGAAGATCAATTAGATGGCCTGTTTGAAAACTTTCCTTTAGTTAAAAATCATTTAGAATACGTTCTTAACGGAGGAGACTCTCAAGATTTTATGCAAGCATACGATCCTAACCTAGATTATAATAGGATAGAGTTAGACGAAGAAGATTCTAGAAGTCAGAAAGGAGTACTATCTGATTACTTCGTAACAAAAGGTCACGATAAAGATTTTATTGATGAATTATTGACTGACTATGAAGACACTGGTAAATTATACCAGAAAGCTGAAGCTGCTAGAAAAGCAATGGGTAAGATGCAAGAGCAATCTAGATCTCAGTTAGTTGCTAGACAACAAGAACAAAGGCAACAAACGCAGGAACAGCAACAAAATTTTTGGGATGGTGTATATGAAACCATTAATGAAACTGATGACTTTTCAGGTATATCAATTCCAAAAAGAGAAAAATCAAAGTTTTTTGATTATGTCTCTAAACCTGTGACCAAAGATGGTAAAACACAGAGAGATTTAGATCATTCTGAATCAGAAATAGAAACTAAGTTAGCAATTGACTACTTAATGTATAAAGGCTTTGACTTATCTAAATTTGTAGATAAAAAAGCAAAAACACAAAGTGCTAGATCGCTAAAAGATAGAATTTCTAGAAATGAAGAAAGAGTTAAAAGCGCACGAAAAGCAACAAGACGCAAAGGTAAGCAAGTAGACTTAGATGATTTAGATTTAAATTTTTAATAAAAAATGGCAATTTTAAAATGCAACTTAACTTAAATAAATAAAATTAGATAATTATGAGCTTAAACGGAACAAATATAAGCGTTCAAAAAACGTTTTATAACGATTCACAAATG